AACATTTAAATTGGTTTTTTGAGCCATTTTTTAAAATTCCAGGATAATTTTAACGTCTTCTTTTTGTCTGGAGTTTCTTGATACCAAAGGTCTGTTATCAATGTATATAATGTCTCCCGATAATTTATTTATCTCGGGATTTGAAAGACCATTTGTAAATTGTGTTCCCAAACTTATAATTTTGCCTGTAGAAAGAGATGTAGTAATTCCACTAAAACCAGTATCTACGGATGCGGAGAACCCACCAACATTTTTTGTAATTGGATATGAAGATGATTCGAATGATAAAACCTTTGCTTGAGATGAAACAGTCTTATAATCAGTTTCATCTAATTTGGTTGGATTGAAATAAAGTGATCGATCTCTAAAATATTTAACAACATTCGTTTCTACATCATATGATGCAACATACCCAGTTGCTGTTCCAATTACTCCACCTGTACTTCCGGTAACTGTTTGAGTAATTTTATCACCAATAGATAATGTTCCTGTAATTGATGATGGATTAAGCTTAATTGAATACAATCCAGAAAATTGATTATCAACAAATGTTGCCGTTGAACCAAATGAAGTTGGATTTTTTAATATCCCAACCTGAGCAAATTTCGTATCAATTGGGAAATCTTTTGTAGAATCATCAAATCTTGCATATACTAAAGTTCTATCTGCTCCTAATTCTGTGTAAATGTCGTAACCATGACCTCTCGATGGTGGAATAATTGGAATTAATTTAGCTGGTTGTGTTGCTGTTGCACTAATGCTTCCAATATCTACCATACCATAATTATATCCATATCCACCCGAAGAAATCCTAACGTTAGAAATTTGTCCAATACTATTCGCATCTAAAATAACAGATGCTCCAGATCCGTCACCAATAATATTAAATGATTGATTTTCTCCCCCAGCATACCCAAGTCCAGGATTATCAACATAGACTTTTTTTATTTGATTCTGATTAATTGTAGAGTCTCCATTCGTCCTTACGGCACTAATTTGAACGTCAGTAGAAGATTGCCAACTATTTGGAATTGAAATATACTCAGTAGAATCAAATTTAATAATGTCACTTGGTGATACTGTATACAGATATTTCCAAAGATATCCATCTCCACTTGAACCGGCAGAAGAAGGTTCTAAATCAGTAAATGTTGGCTCATCTTGAGAAGAATTACCACCGGTACTAATTCCGGATGAACCATTATCGATACAAATATAAAGTTTATATTCTGAATTTAGCACATAAAAATTGGAATCATAAAGTCTACTGGATTGTGTAAGTGGTGATTGATTTGTAATGCTATAATCATGACGATACATTTCATATTTTGATCCTCTAGACCAATCAATTCTCCTTATAACTCTTCTAATATTTGCACTGGTTATCTTTTTACCAAATATGATAGTATCATGGGAATGATTGAGGTAATTTACACTGTCTATTGGGTCAGGAGTATTTGTATCCCAATCAGTAGTTCTACCAAATCCAACTGCTGTGGGATTTGGCAATCCCAAAAATATATAATACGAATTATTAGTATTATCAATAGAATCCACAAAATTACTTGAATTGAGAATTCTAAATTGATCGGTTACAATTGCAGACATATTATTATAGTTTTTTAATTATTTATAATTAACCCAGATCCTTTTTAAGCGGACCAATATTTCTTAATCCGTATCCACGTCTTTGAATAGTTGCAAATGTCGATAATCCTGGATTTATAGTGTAACCACTTGCTCCAATTGAAATTGGATTTGTAGACCTACTAAACCCAGAAATTCTTCCCCAAGAGAATCTGCCAGCAAATTTTGCAAGGCCTGTTGATAATCCACTTACTGAAGTTGTTGAAAGAATATTGGATACAATTTCGGCACTTGTTGAACCAACTGAAACATAATTTAGTGAATGAATATAATAAACATTATCAAGATAAGTACTTCCTATTCCAACTGTTGCATTATTGCTACTATCAATAGATGTGACACCATTACCAATAGTTGTATTGTAAATATAAATTGGATAATTAGTACTCAATCCTGATGGGAATGAGTTTGGAGAAGTTACATTCAAATAAAATTTAAGTGCAAGAGGATTTCCATTTGTTCCTGTTGTGGTTCCAATTCCAGTAATAATACCAGAGAATCCTTGTACTAAAGATGCTCCACCAATTTTTTCAAAAATTGGATCTGGATATGCAACAATAACTTGAGGTGGATTAGTATTGGTATATCCATATCCAGAACTGGTAATTACTGGAGATGAAATTGATCCATTAGAAATACTCACCGTTGCAGTTGCAGTCGATCCAATGCCAATACCAATAACTGGTGGACGAGAAATTTTTACTGGAATTGTTGTTCCAGTGTATCCAGATCCAACAGAAGTAATTGTTAATGCTGAGATTGTTCCAGTAACCGAAACTGTTGCTGTTAATGCAGCAGATACGGGATCATCGTTTCCACTAACAATTAATGCATCGAAACTACTAATTGTAATTGGACTTGTATATCCAGATGTTTGATTTTGCTCATATTTAAAGAAATTTGCATCATCCACAAATATTTCAGTATCTGAAGACTTGAAATCTTTAATAATTCTTGCAGTTGGATAAACTCCACCTTCAATTGAATCTCTAGTTTTGGTAACAATTTCCCCATTGATTTTAGAATCAACTTTCTGCTTTGTCCATCTTAAGGGTTTGTAATTTGTAACATCAATTCCTTGATCCCTATAGATATTAGTTTCAACTTTATCCGAAGCAGAAATATAAGAAATCAATCTCGAATTTTGAGTGGTTGTAATTCCAGATACTGTTGGATTTTTAAATAATTGTACAGTATCTCCCCTTTTAATAGTTTCATTAACTGTTGTTAAAACACTATCTTGACCTCTTGTTCCCCTGTAGAAGAAAATTGAAATATTATCTTCTGGTAATGGTGGGTATTTGAAGACAAATGATGATCCCCCATCAAATTCATAAGTATCGCCGTGAGCTTGAACAATACCATTAACAAAAATAAGTAGAACTGGACCTAAATCAATACTGGCAGAATCTTGATCATTGGGATTGATTTCAAAACTCAATAATTGTGAATTATAAAAAAGTGGGAATCGTGTTCTACCACCATCTTGTAATGATTTGATGGAATCAATATAATCCATTTCACCAAATTGCCAAGCAGCAAATGAATCAGTAAATGTGCTAAGAACTGTTAATTTAAATTCCTTAATAGGTGCAGAAAGTCCCTTTGCAGTTACAAGACCTATAGGTTTAAATGTGTCACCTATTTGGAATCCGTATCCAGATCTGGTAAATTTGAATGATTGTACATCAAAGAATGTTGAAGCAGCGCCAGATACATTAGGTCCGACAGTTATGTTCATCAATAATCCTACTCCAGTATCGGTAGTTGATCCAACACTTAATCTGGAAATACCAATGACTGGAAGATTTTCGTAACTTGGTGGTGCAACTTGCGCGTATGGATTTGTATATCCACTTCCACCATTTTCAATTATAAATCCAGAAATAGATCCACCAGAACCAACTCTTCCATAAACTACTGCTCCAGATCCAGTTCTATCAGATATTCCAATAGATACTGTTCCAAAATATCCAGATCCAAAATTTGGTTCCGACCTAAATGTAAATGTTGTTGCTATTCCAACTGCATTCGTAGAATTACTATTAATAAAAATAGTTCCAAATCCAATAGAGGTTACATATGTTTCGGTTGTGACGACACCAATTGCTTGAAGTTGCTGTCCAACAGAAATGGAATTGGTAGTAATGCCTGTAATCTTATTGGTTGTAATTCCAATTAATCCAGTAACCGCTACACCAACAATGAAAGAAGTTGTAAATCCAATTGAAGAAATTGATCCTCCACTAAGGGTAATTTGTACCCCAGTGCTTCCTACGCCCACCAGAGGGGCATACCCAGTCCCTTCACTAGATCCTAAAGAAACAATGATACCACCCCTTGGAAGTTGATTCTGATTAACGTCAGCATCAGATTTAACAATCATTCCATTTGTTGAAGTAATTCCGCTGAATACCACGCTAGTGATTCCAAGAACTGCATTATCAACTACATTAAAATTATTTCCAGTATTATTTTGTGTTGATGGAGTTTGGAAAATACTATTAATAAAAAGAATACCATTACCACCGGTCGAACCAATACCCGTAGTATTCATCCCATTCAATGTTAAAATATAAGTTTGCCCAATTCCAGTAAATTTCTCCGAAATATTATCATATAATGTATTTGTCGTATAATCTTTTCTAAGATATACTCTTCCAGTAAAGGATGATTTTGGTTGCTCTAAATTGCTAATATCTCTTTGTGTTACAGCGTTTCCTCTTGGAGGTTCAGTAAACCATATTTTATTTCCAACTACATTATATGCCCCCCTATAAAGAGAAATTGGCGAATCATTGAAGTGTGAAGTTGCAATTGTTCCTGCATATCCTCTTTGAATATTAGTAAGATAATAAGTTCCTATACCCGTAATAGTTGCCCCACTAGTCGTACCAAGTCCCACTGTAACTACTTTAACATATTCGTTATCAATTTTGAGGAGATCTGCTGGTTTAATGGATGAAATTCCACTGATTGAAAAATAAGTATTACCCGCACCAATTCCACCACCAAAATTAAAGGTTGTTGTTGTACTTACTCCTTGGAGTGAGATCGTATTAATTGAGAGGGTGCTAATTCCAATTGTTGTTACTTGAGATCCGGAAGATAGTATTCCAACCGAACCTATTACTGTACCAAC